ATCTGTAGAAGGGGTCACACCCGCCGGGCTAGACCCTACTTGAAAATTTTGGACGTACCCACCGCGTGCCATGGCCACGGGAGGCATGTCGCTTGGAGGCATTGCGGGCGGAGCGCCCGGTGGGCCAAGGGGAGCACCGCCTGGTGCACCAGCGCCCATGCTTGCCATCAAAGCGGCAATACCACCTTGGTCAGAAGGAGGGGCCATGCCAGCGTCAGCAGGCATTGGGGGCATACCGGGAGGCGGCATACCAGGAGCACCGCCCATCATCGGGGGCTGTGGCCCTTGGGCCATGTCTTGTGATTGGGGAAGAGCGCCAATACCGCCACCTTGTTGTGCAAGGATAGGTTGCAGCATTGCAAGCACGGTCTCAGGTGTCTCAGTAGCGGCTTGGTAGCCTACGAGGTCCGCCAACTCATCACGACGAGCATCAAGAGAGCGCATATCGCCCCGCAAGTTGTTCATCAGGATTTCAGGAGAGTTAGGGCGACGCTCCAACATCATTTCAGGGTCTTCATCGCCCTCGTCGTCGCCCTCATCTGCCATGGAGTCCATGAACCCCTGCATGATTCCCATGTTTTCGACGTCGTCGTCTTCGCGCATCATTTTTTTGTTCATATTGACCTCTTAACCAAAAAGACCGGCTTTTTTCACGGCAGCGGCAGTTGACAATCCGCCCAGGCCGATACCGACCGCTTGCTGGAACGGGCTTGCAGAGGGCTGGCTTGCCACGGCGGTAGACATCTGCGTGGACGGTGCGCCCTTGTAGATGTCGGACAAGAAACCAGCCTGTTGATAGGGTGCATAGATTTTCTGCAACTCGGTAGCGCGCTGCGCATCCAGCGTCTGCTGGTTGAACGCTTGTTGCGCTTGGCCGGTGTTGTACAAGAAGTTGATGTCGCCCTGTTGCAAAGCCTGAGCAGTTTGGCCCAATGCGCCTTGTTGCACACCCAGCTGACCCAGCTGACCTGCAAGTTGACCGAGGCCCTGAGCCTGCTGTTGGCCAATGCCAAACTGCTGCGCGGCCAACTGGCCGATGCCTTGGCCCTGGCCTTGAAACTGCTGCGCTTGCGAGCCGTAAATGCCTGCTGCTGTTTGAGCGGCTTGGTTACGTGCCTGGCTTTGTTGCAGCATCAAGTTGGCAATGTTTTGGTTGATTGAAGCCTCTTGGCCAGCTAACGCGCCGCCTTGAGACGCCAAGTTGCCATACTGCTGCGCCGCCTGCAGGTACTGACCCGCTGCGCCTTGGCCAAGTTGTGCTTGTTGTACGCCCAGATTGCCCAGTTGGCCTCCGGCTTGTACGCCCAGCTGCGCTTGTTGCGCGCCCAACTGGCCAATGCCTTGACCGGCCTGCATCTGACGCCCCTGCTGTTGCTCAAACGCCTGCATGGCCTGCGCCTGTGCTTGGCTGTAGCCTTGGGACAAGAGGTTGGCAATGGTGGAAGCCTTTTGGTCCATCAAGTTGCGTTGCATCTCCGCGCGCTGAACGCCCTCACGCTCTCCGCCGAATGCCCCCGACTTTACCGCCTGCGCTGCCAAGCCTTGGCCAGCAATCGCGCCCTGGCGATCCATCTGACGCATGGTCTCGTCAATAACCTGCTGACGATAAGGGTCCATAAACGACTGAGCAGCACGGGGGTCATAGCCTTGCGCTGCGCCTGCAATTGCACCAATACCCATGCCCAGTGTTTGCTGCCCTTGCTCCAAGCCTCTGCCAATGGTGGAAGTTGCAGGTTGTAAGTTGGCTTGGCTGGACATAGCCGCCATGTTCTGGCCCGTGGCCAGCGCTCCGAGGCCCGTGCCTAAGTCTTGACGCGCCGCGCCAAACTGCCCAGTAGTGTCGGATGCAGCTGCGCGCTGCGCGGCCACGTCCAAGTAACCCAAGCCTTGGTTGATTTGGCCAATGCCAGAGGTGATATTGGCTGCGGCCCCACCTGCTTGGCCCATGGCTCTTTGGGCATCAGTAAACTGATTGCGGGTGTCAGCACCGCGCAAGATGTCAGCGGCTTCTCCGGTGGTGTCATATGCCCCGCCGAGTGCCGTGTTGGCAGCGGTCATGTAAGGCTTAAAGGCCCCAATGCCTTGATCCGCAGCAGCCTGCATGGCATCTGTTTGGGCCTTGTTAAACGCTGCTACCTGGTAGTTGGGCAACTGCGCGGCAAGCGTTTGGCCACCGCCCTGATTAAAAGCCAGTTTTTGGGCTTCTTGCAGTAGCTTGAGTTTGTACGCTTCAATCTCCGGGGCTTCCCGGACTATCTGTTGGGTGACTGTTTCTTCTGCCATTTATTTCCCCTTAACGGCTCCGCCTTCGAGCATCTTCATCATTTTGTACATGCGAGCCGCGCCTTTGCGACGACTGCCGCCTCCGGCGTTGCGCACGGCCTTGGCCGTAAACACAAATTCACCGTCTGACAGCATTGCTGGAATGTCATCCGAAGTCCCTGTGCCGGGTCCGTTAATCGGGCCTTGGCGACGTGGGAAACTGGTCATCTTGGCGTCACCGCCCTTGGCCATGCGACGAAGTTGGCCGTCGGGGCCGTAGATAAGGGGTACGCCATACAGACCCGATACGTTGTAAGGCTGTGCCACACCGGTAGGGCTTCGGGTCACGCCCATAGGAAGGACGCTGCTAGGCTGGTTAACAGGGATTGAGGTATACGACGGAGTAGGGACAATCGGATTCTCAAGTGTCGTAGGCTTGGTGTAGGTGCTAAGACCGCCCGTGAACTTGTCAGGGTTATCCCTCATGTAGTCAGAGCCCGTATAGTTGCGGTTAAACGCAGGGTTCTGGTTGGCAGGGTCGCCTTCCATGCCACCAGTAGCGGCCATGACGGCAGTACCTGCCAATGCCAGGGGACCATATTTGGTGAAAATACCTGCGTCTGCGGGCAAGCCGGGACGGCTAGGAGACAAGTACTCGTTGTACAAGTCCTTAGACACGTTTACAGGCTCTTGAATAAATTGACGTGCAGTGTCCATCGGCCCCGTCATGCCCAGCATACTGCGTTCAATCTGAATGTTACTTGGCGATGCTCCAACACTGGTGGATGACATCGTTCTAGGGTCAATGCCAATCTCTTTGTAAAAGTCGTAATTAGGGTCAAACGGGGCCATTGTCCCGTCTGGAGTCCGAGATGCCAACAAGTCTTGTGCTGTGCCGACAGCCTTAATAGCCCCCGGCGGATTAATGGCTGCCGAGGAGGCCTGGCCATTAGCGTCAATGGTAATCGGCTGATTATTAGAATCGAGCGTAATCGGCTGCTTATTGGAATCAAGCATAACCGGCTGCTTATTGGAGTCAAGAGTAACCGGCTCATTCATCATGCTGGTGTTGTTCTTTAGACCTTGAAATCCTGCCGCCGTTACGCCAGACGTCAGACCCATTTTTAAAGCGTCTTCTGTGCTCATGCCGCTTAGTTTTCCAATACCCGCACCGATCAAACCGGTAGACAGGCCTGTATTCAATGCACTGCCTGCCACGCCTGGGAGGTACTGGCCAAGAGAGCTAACAGGGTTTACGCCCATGATCGTGCCGCCACCGCCAAAGTAGCCCATCGCGCCAGAGACCAAGGCATCTTTAATTGATCCACCACCCGCAAGAGTGACAGCACCAGAAGCCACCGCCGCCGTTCCTGCTGATCCAAGGGACATGCCAATGGCCGTTGGCCCGAGGACCGTGGCCAATGCAATGGTGCCCAAGATACGTCCAACAGGGCTTTTGAGCACGTCTTTGACGACGTTTACAACACCCTTAAATACGTTCCCAATACCTTCAAAAACCTGACCAAGAAAGCCGCCTTTAAATTCTGGCAAACCTGTGTTTGGGTTAATCGTGCCAGAGCCGCCGCGACTCTTGAGCAGCGCAGCTTCTTCCGGAGTAATGTGAGCAAGAATACTGTCACCGCCGCGACCTTTGGAAGCAAGGTACTGACCCACGTCGGCCAAGCCACCAGAAGCCATGCCCACGGGCTGTAGGCCTTGGACCATAGGAGACATGTCCATAGGCTCTTGAGCGCCCGCGCCCTGCATCTGCCGCATCTCTTGCAGCACCGCGAGCATTGAGCCAATAAACTCAGGATCGTATTCTTCTGGCATGTCCCCTTCATCAAGGGCACCGGCTTCAATTATTTGTTGAAGTAGGTTTTTGTAGTCACCAGGGTTTTGGCTGACGTATTCAAAAATCTGGATGAGCACGTCGAGCTGTGTAGACGTGAGTTGAAGGTCGCCGATGTTTTGGCGAATGGCTTCTTTTAACGCAACGTCTCCGCCAGGGTTGACTATGCCAAGCGCAGTTTGCGCAGCATCATACGAGTCTGCGCTCGTAACGGTTGGTCGCTGTTGTTGGGCTTGTTCGCCCTGCATACCCATGCCCTGAGGCATGGCCATGATTCCTTCATTTGCCATGATAGTCCTTTCCAGTTTGTGCCGAAGGCCTCACGGGCCGCGCGCCGGGAAAGGACGCGTTAATGGCTGCAATTATCCAACAAAACAACGAGTTTTGTCTACTCATTACGATCTGTCCGTTTCTAAGTAGGACAAGTAAAAGTCAACTGTCGCTAGTGAACTGGTGACTTTAATGACGTCGGCTGCCTCCAGTATGCAAGGCACGCCGCTTAAAACATCCATAGTCTGGTTCGTGGGCAGTGCGTAGACCTTCAGCAGACAGTACGCAGTGGCCCCGCCAACCGGGTAGACGTTGACCGTCAAAGCTGTGGGGGAGGCGTTCCTGTTTGTCACCCGCAAGGAGGACAAGACAGCCGTATTAGCCTCTGGGGCAGTGTAAATGGTGGTCTCCGTCGCAGCTGCCGGGGTCAGGAATTTCCGAAGGTACTTGTTTGCCATGGTCAGTTCGCCGATACAAAGTTGATGGTAAGAATCACTGACGGTATGGCAGGGCGCGTGGGACTTGTGCCCGCAGCATAGTTCTGAATAAAGACGTTCAAATTATCCGACCACCAGGCAACTTGCAAGTAGTCGTTGGTGGGATCATCTACAGTGAAAATGCCCGTGATTGCTGGAACCACGTGGGACCAAATGGTTGCGGTTTTACGAGCAGGCACATCAAAGCGTGTGTTGCTTAACGGGTAGTTGACGCCAGTGTCCTTGGCCCATACCTCAAATTCAGCGGCTGTATTGCTGCGGTTTGTTACCTGCAAGGTAAATGTCACCAGGTACTGGCCTGCGCAAGGAACCTTGATCCGTGAGCCGCTCTCCACGGTGATTCCGTTGGAGAACGCAGGAGCGAAGGTAAGCAGGTTCTCCGCTGTGATGCTGGCATTTGTCTGGTCTTGGTCCGAGATCATCATTGCTTGGGGCAAGCTGATGCCGTTGCTGTTCTGAAACCCACGGATACCACCAGCAAACCCGCCTCCCGCTCCGCTGCCCATGGCCATCCATGTTGCAGCGCCAGCAGTGTTCTCGCTGGTGACAGGGGTGTAGGTGTTGTTAAGCTGAAGGATCACCTGCTCAAGCGATCGCACCAGCTGGTTGAACTGCGCCGGGTCGTAACCTGTTGGCGACGCGTTGGGCAGGCGGACGTTGGTGATCTTGCTCATCGCAAGCCGTCCGGTTGGATGTCCACACGCAGCGTGCCATAGCGCCACCATCCACCCAACTCACTGCTCTCAATGCGCAGTTGAATCTGCCGCCCGCGCGCACGCGTGCTGACAAACTGCGTGCCCGGTACGATGGGATAAGGGTCTAAAGAGCTTGGCGTTGCAGAGGCCTGTGGATAGGCACGCAAGAGCAGCCGCACTATTAGCTCCCCTACTTGACTCTTAAAGTCAGGGATGAACTTCTGCATCAGCAGCATTTGGTCACCGTCGCCAAGGTCAAAGTAGCCAGAATATATGTAGGCGTCAATTGCCACGCCGTCGGCGTCCACACCATCCTCTTGGTTATACAAGTGGCTGCGGCCTGCTGTAAGACCGTAAATCGTAGAAATGGTGGCTTCGTTGTCCAGCGGGTCGTATTCCGTGGCCAAGGGCTTGTCAAAAGTTCCGGTGTCGGTCCATGCCGTGCGGGACATAGTACCCACTGACCAGACGTTTTCCATGTAGTTGTAAGTCACAAAGCGGTTGATGTAGTCGCTGCTCAATGACGGATAGAACCACGTTACCTCGTTAAATTGGGTGTTAATGCCCACGTTCACGGCAGTCGCCTGTGCGATGTTTAAGTCTTCAAAAACAAAATCCTGCACAGTGCAGGGGAGCTTCTTGACCGTACCGTCAAACACAAAGAACGCGTCTTTGCTCATCCAATACGCCACGCCGTTAACGTCAGCCGACGCGTGGGGGCCGATGATGCCGCAGTTGGCACCCAGCTGTTGAAAGCCAAAGGTATAGGGTGGCCCGAGGAATTGTTGGCCATGGATAGACGTGTCTGTCCAAATCAGTATCTGGCCACGTGAGCGCAGCGCTGTGACAATCTCATTGCCGTCCGTGAGCCGTTGTCCGCCAGCCGTGTTGGTTGCCGTGGCAACAAAGTCCCCAATGTCTTCTTGGTCAGAAAAGCGCACAAACATGGGGTCTTGGGTTGTGGGGTCTCCCAACGTGGTCTCCGTACCAAAGCACACCAAGTGCCGGTCAGGTGTAGAGAGCAGCGCATACTTGCTCTTGGTTGGAGCTCCTGCAATGGCCGTGGCCCGCGTGCCGAGGCCCGTGTTCGGGTTCCACTCGTAGATGCCGCCATCCACTTGCTGCAAGATGAGGTTTTCACCATAGGAGTCAAATTGCCAGACTCGAGCAAACAGGGTCAACGAAGCCGAGGCAGGACGTGGCGTGCCCCAGGTGCTCAAGCCCCAAGTGCCTGTGCCCCAGCCAAAGTCAACAAAGCTGATGTCGCCACCGACGTTGATCTGGTAGGCCGCCGTGGCCGCTCCGGCCGTCGCTGCCGTGGAGGTGGCCGGGGTCGGCGAGAGGATGGTGTACGTGCCACTGGTCAATACCTCCTGAATTTCAAACTCGTTTGTCAGGGTGGCGTTGGGGATACCCCCAGGGTTGCCCGAGACAGTGCTGTAAGTGACAAAGTCCCCTTTAACCGCCCCGTGGGCCGCGTCGTTAACAACCACTGTGGTGCTGCCGTTGGTGGTGGTAAAGGTACATGCCCCAGTGGCCCGAATTGGGGTGATGTCGCCCCATGCACCGCCATAGAACGCATAGACCTTGCGGTTTGTCCCAAGGGCCGCGTAGGGCACACCGTCCAAGCCGTTCCAAGTAAATATCTCGCTGGCCGAGCCAACAAAGTTGACGAGGGTGCTACCGAACCGAGTCCATCCGCCCAGTTTCTCAGGCAGACCATAGCGAAAACGCACATAGTCACTGTCTACCCAGCCGCCTTCAGCGCCGTATTCAGTGTTCTGTTTGTCAACACCTGGTTTGAGAAAAAGCCGAAGAAGTGCCATTACCTAAACCCTGCTGTTTTCTTTGCTATGCCTTTAGGCTGTGCTACGAATTGTTTCCCGGCTTTTTTGCCAGCGCGTTTTGCACGCGTTGTCGCAGCGTATTCACTAGGGCTGAGACTTTTAATCGCAGCTTCTGGAAGGTATCGCTCACCTGTTTTACTAGACGGTTTTCCACTTTTGGTTCTCCATTTTTGATCGCCCCAATCTTTGAGGCTTTTTTGAGGGGCTTTCAATCTCGATACCCCCCACCTGAGGCCTTGTACTTTTTAGCGACCAGCTGTGCTTTTCTCGCGGACCACTGGCCTGCGCCAGTGCCCTGAGTTGCTGCGGCTTTTACCTGAGACACAATCTTTTTACGTAAAGTTGGTTTTGTATAGTTGCCCGCAGCGTTAACAGTCGATTTTTTGGTCGTTGTTTTCTTCATGTAAATCTCAATTACATTGTTGCCCCTGCCGCAGCAGGAACGGTAGTAATCTCAATGGCCACTGAGCGCTGAAGGCTTAACACCTGCCCACAATCCGAACAGGTATCTGCCTCTAGTTCAGACTCGTCCAGGTCATAGCCACACGCAGCACAAAGCACCTCTATGGCATGCGCCGGCTCAATAAGGCCCTCAGGCAGCGCTCTAGAAAGATTCTGTAGCTTCATTGTTTACCTCGCTTTTCATACATTTTACGCAACCAGGCCAGGTAGGTAAACCGTTTTGCCGTCTTGTTTGACAGCGGTCAGCGACTGCTTCTTCAGATTTGCAGGGTCATAGGACACATGAACCCAACCGCTGTCCGGGATACTCTGAGTATAGAACTCAAGGATAACTTGAGTAAAGGCTAAATTATCACGAATCCACTCGGCCAACTCCGCATTGGGCACGCCAGCAATTTCAATGTCCGCAGCCTGCCCCTTGCAATGGTCCGAGGTCCGCGAACCGCCGACCTTGGCATTTACGTCAGGGCTGCGGTAGCCAGAGTTCACCTTCACGCCTTTTTGGAAGTGGTCACGGATGGGCTGAAGCACCTTGCCGGCGAGCTCGGTCAGGTTTCCTGTTTCTACCGGGCCAGGGCTGTTTTCCATGTCATAGCGCAGGGCTGTCTCAGACTTGACCAGCTCGTGCAGCGAAAAGTTTTGCGTTAACTGTGTCATTTCATATCCTTCAGTTTCTGAATCTCACTGCCCTTGTCTTTGGAGCCTTGAGAACTGCCACGATGGAAGTTCAAAACCGTTCCGCACATGGTAATTAACGACCCAAGCGCCATGTACACCAACTCCTTGTTGGTATCCGGTACACCTTTTATGAATGCAAACCAAGCCAAAAAAATAGTGGCAGAAACAATCCCAATGTCCAGCACATAGGCCGTGTTCTTAGCCAACCACGCTGCGCTGGTGGACTCTTGAATCTTGGCATTCATATCCCGAGCGCTGTCGGTGTTGGCGTTGTCCAACTCGAGCAGCTTGGTTTCGTTTGCCATCTTCGCCAGTTCACCGTTTTGCTGCATCTGAAACAGTTCAGCTTTGGCCTTTTCAGCAGCAATCGGGTCAGGCAAAAAACGGTCAATGAGTTTGCCCCCAATAGCGGCAAGTGGGTTCAGGTCACTCAAGGTCATTGTTTACTCCTAGATAACATGGTTGCGGCAATACTCAGCATGGTTCGTGCTGATTCTAAGTTTTCGGGTTCGGTTTCCCATCCC